ATGGCCGTCGAATACCTGAGCGTCACCGACGTAGCCAAGCGCCTCGGCATCAGCACCGCCGCCGTCAGCGCCTACAAGCTCCCCCAGCCGGACGCCACCATCGGACGCACGCGCGGCTGGCTCCCCAAGACCATCGACCAATGGAACGCGCAACGCCCCGGACGCGGCGTCGGCGGAGGCAGGCCACGCAAACACAAGACCGAATAAACACGAAAACGCCCCTCCCCCAGCATCAGCTGAGAGAGGGGCGATGTTGCATGTGGGCGCAAAATATTCCAACAGGATTTAAACTGCGCGATTTTTTCATGCGAGGTTTTCGATGATCCGCTTCTCGGAATCGCTGAGCGGCCATACCGTCACATCTTCTGCGGCCTTCAGTTCTGCGGCCTTCAGTTCTGCGGCCTTCAGTTCCGCGGCCTTCAGTTCCGCGGCCTTAGCTTCGCTCAGGAGATAGCCGCCGCCGTAGATGGCCTTCTTCACGGCCTTCTGCGAGTCGAGAGCCCTCGTGAACGCAACGTCCGAAGCCTTGACGCAGAACTCGACCTGCTTGCCAATCTTCCCGAGCCTGCTCACGGTAAGCAGTTCACGCGGATACGCGTATTTCGGCGGATGCCTGCGTTGCTCTTTCCTGACGCGCTTCACGGTCTCGTCGATCGCGTTGGCCAAGTCCGGCGCGGTGCGGATCAGGTCATCACCGAAACTCGTCACGAACGACGTGTTGACCTGCGCGCCGTTCGCGTATTCGATGGTCGAATCCGTGACGATCATGTGCGCCCCATTACGCGACGTGCTGGAGAAGATCGTGAGATACGGCGCGAACAGGAAGAACGGAATTTGCTCCGTCCGATAGAACGTGCAGATCTTCGACAGGATGCTGAACGGCGGATTATCCACAACCACCGCACCGCCAGAATAGTCGAACCGCTCGTAGTCGCCGCCCGGATAGAACGGGCGCACCACCTTGCTGGGGTCGATGTCATACTCACGGCATGCCCAGTCCTTTATGGTCTCATACACTGCGGGGGGGGTGTAGCAGTCATCCGTGGTCTTCTTCGGCTTGAATTTCTCCACGAACGCGCCGTAATCGTCAATCGTCTGCTGTCTGATGCCCATTTTGAAAGTCCTAAAAATAAAGCCCCTCCTCCAAAATGGAGAAGGGGCAGATTTAAAAACAGGGTGCAAGAATTTCCACAAGCGCCACTGTTCGTTAAATTTTTCCACGCGAGTTTGATTTTCGAGCGCGAGTTTGAGTTTCACGCCAGAAAATTAATTGCGGCGGAGTGGATTGTATGCGACGCCGAGTCCGGCGGAGATGAAGCCGGCCACGGTGCTGATGTATCCGCCGATCGCGGCGTCACCGAAGGTCATGAAGCCAAGACCCACGCACGATGCGATCAGGCCGAGCACGTACACGACGGTACGCACCTGCTTAGAAAAGACCGGAGTGTACGCGTCCGGCTGCTGATTGTCCTGACCGTCCTCGCGTTCGTTGGTCAGATTATTGACAGTGGTCTCCAAAGTGGACGGTGCTGCATGCTGAGCCATCTGTCCTCCTCCTTAGAATCGTCCCTGGTTGAGCGCCGACTGCAAGGCGCGTGCGGTCGCGGGGCCGAAGCTCGCGTCCTGAGCCAAACCGTAATGCGCTTGGATGGCGCGAATGGTGGCCGGACCAAGCAGACCATCAGTGCCACAGCCCAAGCGACGCTGCACGGCACGGATCAGATCACTGCCGCCAGACCCGTAGCGCACCACCGAGCTGTCGATGGCTGGGCGAGCATAGGTGCGCCCGTCGGGCACCTGCTGGCCTGAAATGATGCCGTCCACGCTGGTGCCCATGACCTGCTGCCAACGGCGTACCGTGGCCGGACCGACATTGCCGTCCACTGCGATGGCACCGGAATTGGCGGCTGGAGCGGAAGATTGGGCGCCCTGGCATCGCAGATAGCAATCCCACGGATAGCTGTAGTAATTGCGGATGTTGGTTTCGCGGCCAGTCTGGTCGCCAGCCTTGCCGTAGGCTGTGCCACGCTCGGAGATGGACGCCTGCGCGAGCTTGCCGCCGCCAAGGTAGACGGCCACGTGGTGCACGTCGTTAAGCAGGATGTCGCCCGGCTGCGGATTGCCGTTGGCGGGGAGTCGCTTCCAACCGCGCTTGGTCAGCTCACCGGAGAGGTTGCCGGTGTAGGTGGCGCTGCCGGTGTCGAAGCCTGCCTCGCGCAGGCAGTGGATCACCAGGCTGGAGCAGTCGCAATTACCCGCCGAAGCGTTGAAATTCCAACGGTCGGACTGGCTGTAGCCGAGATTGGCGACGGCGCACCAGTAGCGCATACGATTGATAAGAGTGCTTACGCTTGCCATGTCAGTCCTCCAATCCCTCTACTGCCTTGGCCGCGTCCTCCTCGGACACGACCGGGATGTCAGTGGGCGGCAGACTGTCGCCCTGCGGTGTCATTTCCGGCGTCATGGTCACATCGATCACGACTGCCTCCTTTCCGCCTCTTTCGAGGCAAACGAAAAGGCCACCACTGAAGTGATGGCCCTGAAAATCGGTTTCAGCGCTTATGCGCGCCGTGATTGAAAATGAGGATGAGCGCGAGGAGCAATAGGTAGGCTCCGCCCGCGATGAGCAGTCGTGTCATTGCCTGTCCTCCAAATATTTTTCGGCTGCGGCGACGATCCAGCATTGCGCGTCCAATTTCTCAAGCTTCGACAACTCGTAGCTGACGGCCTCGCTGTGGTCGGTGTCCTTGTCGCCGTAGATCAGGCTGATGATCGTGTTTTTGATCGTGTCACGGCACAACTCGTCCATCCGCTCGTCGAATTTCTCGGTGCGTTCGCCAAGCTGTCGGGTCTTGGCGAAATGCTGGGAAAGTGGACTGTCGTACGGCAACCGTTCCGGCCGCACGTGCGAGTACAGGCCGGTCGCCAGCGCATCCAACGCGCCCGGCCAGACTTTCAGGCCGAGCGTGATGAGCGCGCACGCGCCACCCACACCCCCGAAACCGGCTAGAAAATTTTGCAGCACATTACTTCCTCCAATCGGAAAATGGAAAAGAGATTAATCCCGTCGATTTCGACGGGATTTGGAAATGTCAGGCACGCGTCATCGTGTCACCGTCGAACCAGTCAAGGCCGTACTGCCGCAAGCGTTTCCAATCGTCCTGCGAATACAAGCCGATCCGGTTGACCGTCGCTGAAACGCCATTGCCGCCGCTGCAGTGCAGCGAGCAATTGCCACCGCCCTTGTAGACGCCAGCCAATGTCGTGGAACTTTTATATATCACCTGGCAGTTTTCCAGGTTGAAGGCGTCGCGTCTGTTCGTGTTGAAATCAACCGCAATCACACAGCCTTGTTTGATTCCACTCAATATCGCAGCCCAGACGTTGGCCTGGCCGGTGTAGACGTATTTGCCGTCGCTGTTTTGCTTGCAGTCACAATTCCAAGCGGCGAGTGGCCACAAGGCTTTTGGATTGGCATATAGGTTGGTGATGAGGCTCATGCCATCACCCCCGTGAGGGTTAGGCGCGCGGCATCGTATCCCCGTCGAAAAAGTTGAGGCCGTCGAGCAAGACCTTGTTCGCCTGGTATTCGGCGAACGAGCATAAGAGCATGTCTGTCACGGTGACGGTCGGACTGCCTGACTTGACGTGATAACACATTGAGACCGGATTGGTATTGTTGATGATCATCTTGTAGCTGACACGTTGTCTTGCGTTGATGTCGCCATCCGCTCCGATTATCGAGATAGTGCCGCCTGTGACGTTCACCTCGACGCTGATCTGATATGCCGCCCCATTCACGCTCGGAAGGGTCGTGATATTCACCCACTTGTCGGCTTTCAGGGTGATGGTCGAGGATGGGCTCGTGCATAGGTTCGTGACCATCATCGGACATCACCCGCCCGACGAAGCTCACTCCTTTGGCATCGTGTCCCCCGAGAAGAAGCCCGGAAGCCCCCCCCCCCACGGCTTTATCGTAAGTGTCGGCCGATTCGATGAGGATTTCGCTCATCATGCCGATCAAGCCGACCTCCCTCCCCAATTGCATCCTGACGAGGAGACGCTGGCATCCTTCCGGAATCGTGATCTCGGAGTCCACCGTGAGGGTTTGCCCGTCGGCGACCGGCTTGTTCAGCAACTGCTTCCACGAGGAGTTGACGTTGCTGTAGACGATGAAATTGGCGGCGGCCTTCTGCGCGTATACCCTGGCGTGCACGTGATACGTGCCAGCCGGTGGGATGAGGCCGTCCGACAGTGAGAATTGTCCGAAATTATCGCCGGTCGCGGTGCTGGTGACTCTGAGCCAATTCTTATTGTCGGCGACCACAACAGCTTTTGCTGCGCCATTGTTGATTTCCGCGGAGAGTTTTCCGGTGATGAGCGGGTCGGGGAACCAGTTAATCCTCTGCATGCGTATCCCCCTTCACGCTTTCGAGCACGTCGGCCGGAACCAATTTCATGGCCGCATTGAGCTGACTGGTCAGGATTGCGATCTGCTTCGTGAGAGTGCCGATTTGCACGGAAAGAGAGTCGATGACCTCGTTCGCGTCGGCTGGAATCTGAGTCAAAATAAGTCTCCTTTTAATGCGAAACCCCCACAATCCGTGTGGATTGCAGGGGTTGAAAAAAATGGTGAAAAGCGGGGTTAGTCGGCGGCGGTCATCGTGTCGATACGAGTCACGGCCTTAAGCTCGTCGAGTGTGAGGGTGCGTCCGAGATTCGTCTTCACGTCCGTCAACGTCACGGACGTGCCCGTATCGTCGAACGTGGCCAGCACGCCACGCTGGTAGTCGCGCCACGATTCGGCGGTGCCGTCAGCGCTGGAAAACTCCAATCCGAGACGGCACAATTCCGCGCGCACCGACTCCTTCGGCGGACGCAAATCAAGCACACCGGACGGCTCAGAGGGCGTCACGGCAGTAGTGGTATCAGCGGTAGTGGTTTCAGTGGTCTCATCGGCCATAATCAATCTCCTTAATTCTGTTGGTTTTGTCTTGGCATGAGCGATTCGTAGAAGCGTTCCTCGCATTCGTCCAACATGTTTTGGCTGGACTCGTCATCAAGGAAGGCGTCCAATCCGTCGATATCCCGCGTGCAGGCCACATCGATGCCGCTGGACGCTTCCACACCGGAACCGTCAGCAGTCAATGCGGCGCACATCCGCGCGTCGGTCTCATTCGACATGACCGGAAGATTCATGCCCTCACGCGTCCTGTTGCGTGCGGCGGTCAGCGGGTCATTCAACACTTCCCCATCGTCGGACATCATGCTCACGCCGGTCGCGGAATCCGTCAAAGCGGATTCCAACGCTTCGAACGCTCCAGTCCACACGCCCCTGCCGGTGGCATGGTCGTATCGGCTTGTATCCTCCTTGCCCTGCATGATCGCCGCTACCGCCTCACGGGTCGAAGCCAATCCGAGCAGCGCCTTCCACGATGCGATCACCTCAGGCCGGAAGACGAAACTGTCCGACCCGTTCACCGGCGGATCGCAGCGGATGATGCACAAGCCGTTCTCATCCTGTTCGAAAGTCGATGACAAGATTTCCTCCAATCACTTGACCAAATAAGCCAGGAATTCCGCGTAAACATCCACCGGGCAAGGCTGGTCGGCGTTATACAGCTTCAATGTGAAGCCGCTCTGGCCGCCCGTGTTCATCGGGTGCGCGATGATGCCCGCCCATTGTGAATCCGCGTTCGCGACGACGTAATAGTGGCCGTATTTCGTCGGGCTGAACGTGCAATCGACTTGCATGGAAGCGCCGGTCGCAATCTTCGAGCCGGGATTCGGATACCACGCCTTCCACGCAGCCTGGGCATGGAACGTAAAACGGTTCGTGATGCCGCCAAGATAGCCGCCGAGATACACGTATCCGGTGCCGATGTTCGCGCCGACTCCGACCTCGCCGTTCCCGTCTTCGGCTTCGAGCCAGCACTCCGAACCGTTCGCGCTATCGCCGGCCAGAGTGAGGAAAGCGCTGCTTTTCTTGCTCTCGTCCGGCTCGTCGTAATCCGTGTTCGCCACGGCATGCACTCTGGATGTGACGCCGCCGCTGCCGGTACCGCCTTTCTTGCGCGGCTTCGATCTGAGAGACATGAACGCAGCGGGATCGTTCTTGCTCACGTGTCCGCTCCACAAGTCCAGTTCGCTCATCGCGCCGACCTGATTCGACTGGATGACAGAAGCGATGGCCGGATGCGAAAAGTAGGCGGTGGACCCGTTGTAGGCCGGGAATTCCAAGCCATCACCGACGAACGTTTCCGTGCCGCCGATGATGTAGGTCTGATAATCCGGACTGATACGCACCCTGTGCCCGCTGATGCGGGTTTGGAAAGTGCCGGTCAGCAGATTCGACTTGCCTTCGCCGTCAAGATAGACGGTGCGATTGTGGTTGCTGTCCCACATTTGCAAGGCCGTGCTATTGAGCTTCATGCCCGTGTTCGCGGCCTCGGAGCTCTGGAAGACGGCGCCCGTGAAGACGTAGCCCTTGAACTGGCCTGCCGCCACCTTGTCGGACGTGATAGTGCCAGCCGCGATCTTGACAGCCGTCACACTGTTTGCCGCCAGCTTGTCGGCGGTGATCGCTCCGGACACTATCTTCGAAGCGTTCACCGAGTTCGCCGCGAGCTTGTCCGCGTTAACCGCGTTCGCGGCGAGCTTGTCCGTCGTGATTGCACCGGACACGATGTCGCCCGCCTGAATCTTATGGACATTCAACAAGGCCACGGTCATATCCTCCGTGACCTTGAGTTTCGCCGTCGTAACCGAGTTGGCGGCCAGCTTGTCGGTGGTGATGGCGAGCGAGACGATGTTGCGCGCCTGCACGCTGTCAGCGGCGAGTTTCGCGGCGGTCACCGCATCAGCCACCAGCTTTTCAGTGGTCACGCTGTTTGCTGCGAGCTTGTCCACCGTGATGGCATTGGCCTTGACCTTCTCCGCCGTCACGGAGTCGGCGGCAAGATGCTTCGCGGCCACCGTCCCAGCAGCGAGGATGTTGTTCGCCACAAGGTCGAATGGCTCGAAGCGCGTGCCATCCCACGTCAGGACTTCGACCACGCGGTCAGTCAATGGCACGAGCACGGAAGGTGAATTATTCGGAGCGCCCTGCCAGTAGGTGTAGAAGTCGGCCAAGAGGCTCGGTGAGTTGTTCTTCTCGCCTTTCCACCTCGTCCAATACCTCTGCGTGCGCCACCACATGTCGCCCGGCTTCAACCCATCATGGGATGGTTCGTCGGGGCCACGGTAGATGAGGTTCTTGCCGTCAGCGGTGGTCTGTGCCTTCTGCGCTGCGGCCTGCGCCTGATTCGCCTGTGACGCGGCGTTGGCGGCAGCGGTCGAAGCCTTGTCTGCGGTGGACTGCGCGGTCTTGGCCGCATCATTCGCCTTGACCGCCGCGTTCGCCGCGTCGGTTGCGGCCTTGTCCGTCACCGCCACCCAAGCCGACCCGTTCCACCGTTTCGGCGTGTTCGCACCATTCGTCGTGTCGATCCACAATGTCGTTGCCTTGCGCATCGACGTATCCGGCGCAGTGGACTGGATCAGCACGTCGGCCTTGCCGTTCGCCACGCCAGCCGCCGCCGCAGCAGCCGTATTCGCCTTCTGCGCAGCATTGGCCGCGTCCGTGGCGGACTGGGCCGCGCTGTCTGCGGTGGCCTTCGCCTGCGTCGCAACACTCGACGCATTCGCGGCGGTGGCCTTGGCGTTGGCCGCATCGGTCTTCGCGGTGGAAGCGTCCGATTTGGCGGAAGCCGCGTCGGACTTGGCCGCATTGGCCGAAGCATTGGCCGTGTTCGCCAAAGTCTCCGCATTGCCGGCGGTCTTCTTGGTGCTTTCGGCGGCGGTCTGGGCGGCATTGGCCGCATCCTTGGCCTGACCTGCGGTCGCGGTGGCACTCTTAGCGGCGGCGGTAGCCGCGTTGGCGGTATCCTGCGCTGTCTTCGCCGCACCATTGGCCGTATCAGCCGTGCCCTGCGCGTTTTTCGCTGCGGCAGCGGCATTCTCGGCAGCTTTGCGGGCATCCGTGGTCTTAGCGGCATTATCCGCGATATCCGACTTCGCCTTGGAAATTTCATCCGCGTTCTTCTCGACATCGGCATAGCCGAGATGGTTCCAATTCGAGCCATCCCAGACAAGCGTATCGATAACGCGGTCGGCCAGCGGCACGAGCACGGAAGGTGAATTATTCGGAGCGCCCTGCCAGTAGGTGTAGAAGTCGGCCAAGAGGCTCGGTGAGTTGTTCTTCTCGCCTTTCCACCTCGTCCAATACCTCTGCGTCTTGAGCCACAGGTCGCCGACGATGAGATTATCCTTCGGCTCGTCGGGACCACGGAAAGTATGGTTCTTTGAATGGGCTTCGGCATACGCCTGCGCCGCCGACTCCTTCGCCTTCGAAATCTCACCGTTCGCCGTGGTCAGGTCGCTCTTGGTCTGCGCGATATCCTTCTGCGCCTGCGATAGGTCGGTCTTGGCTTGAGCGAGCGTCTGATTCGCCGCATCAAGATTAGACTTGTTGGACTGGATATCCTTCCGCGCCTGATCGAGCTTGGCCGTATTATCCTTCAACGCCGTCTGATTGTCAGCCAGGTCTTTTTGGATCTGCTTGACCTCTTCAGGCGAGACGGCGGAAGCCACGGTCACAGTGGCAATCGCAGACCAGTCAGACTTATTGCCAGCATGGTCCACGGAGCGCAGCGCATAAGAGTGCTGTGAGCCGCCCGTCAAACCGGTGATGACGTAAGCGCCCTGCCCAGACTGGTTGGCGCTGATGACCTGCATTCCAGCCGCATTGACGCCCTCGCCCACCTCGATATGGTCGAAGTCCGATTCCATCGACGCGCCAGTGGAGGTCTTGCCATCCCAATGGACGGTGACCACGCCCAGCTCGGAGGAGACAATCGGCTTCGATGGGACGGAGCAGGGCGTCGTATCCGGCTCCACGGTGGCCACGAAGATGCTCGACCATTCGCCCAGCTTGTCCGAATACGTCGGCACTGCCCTGACGCGCACCTCGATCTGCGTGCCGCAATCCAAGCCGCCGAAACCGAGCTGCGTCTTATCAGTCGTTCCGGCGGAATGCCACGGCGCACCGTCCACATGCTTGCGCCATTCGACGGCATAATCGCTAATCTCAATGGCGGTATCGTTCGTGGCCTCGGTCACTGCAGACCACGAAGCCGTGGCCAGACCATGCGCGAAACCGTCGCTGCCGATATAGGCGTCAGTCTGCACCACAAGGCCGAGTGGTGCCTTCGGCACGCGATGGTCACGGTCCGAAGAGGTGGTCGTACCGCCCTCGCTTCCAGCCAATGACGCGCCACCGGTAATGCCCTTGATTTTCTTCGCCTGACGCACCGAAGCGTCATACTTGATATCATTCAAAGCGATTGAGCAGGATAAGCCCTCACCCTGGCGCATCGACAGGTCGATCTCCTGCACGCGCACCTTTCCCCCGTGAGCCACGGTGGGGGCGGTAATCCAATCGCCGGGATGATAGTCGACGAGCGGCAGGCTGTCCACGTCGGAAACGATGAGATTGCGCGTGTACTGGCCTCTCACCCTCGCCGCGTCATCGAGCGTGGATTGCATGAAGGCCTGCGCCGTGTCCTTGTCGGACACGCCACCCTGAGAGGCGTAGGATTCCCACTTGCCCCACGGCGTCGGAGCAGCCGGATTATCCATGCGGAAAAGCAGATTATTGTCACCTTCGACAAGGATGGTGCTGGCCAGATCCGCGATGGACTCCTCGAAGGGGGCCTCGCTAATGTCGCGTGCCAATTGCAGCACGACACTCTTGCTCAGGTCACGGCTCAAGGCGGTGCTATCCGCATTCCAAAGCTTGAGTGTCCTGCCGGACGTGCGCCAGTCGCAGCCGCCACCATTGACAAGAGCACTCAGAATCGTCTGCAAATCAGTGCCGAGGCTGTAATATAAGGTGTATTTTTTCGCCCATGCCGCTCCAGCCGCGTCCTTGGCGGTATCGAAGCCCAAGGTCAGGCCGGTGGCCACGCCACCACGCTGACGGTTTTCGTCAAGCAGGGTCTTGATAATCGTGCCCGGATTGGACGAATAAAATGGCCTTTTGCCCTTGTTGTCACCATCGGCGATGAGGTGCGAAGAATCATTGTTTTCGGCCTTGGACAGCAGCCAGCCAATCGACTGGCCGCTGTAGGTGATGGTCTTGGTGCGGTCATCGGTCTTGCCGGAGCGGCCCGTGATGACGAATCGCGCATTATCCGGCTCCTTAAAGCCGCTACCGTCCGACACTTCCACGGCCACTTCGAGACCATCGGTCAGCTCACGGTCGAAAGCCTGCGCATCACCGGACAGCAGGGAATATTCGATGCTGATTGCGCCATCATCATTGTGGAGCATGCTGGCGCTGAAGCTCACAGGCTCAGCCAGCACACCGAGTCGGTCACCGAATGGACGATAGGCCACGAGGCGCGCATGAAGGGACTTTGCCATGAATCACTCCCAGGATTGCAAAAACCGGCATGTCACCTTGTCGGTGCCGCCGGTCTGTTTGATTGCGAGGCGATAATCGCCGGAATCGATTGCGGGCCACACCTGCAGTGGCTCGGTGGTCCAGTCGACGCCGGACGTCACATCCGTGCCGCCTGACCATGCGTCGGCGTTGGCAGCCGTCCACGCCTTGCGATTGGCCACATCGACGAAAAGATAAGGTCGTGAGGCGTCGCGTTTGCCACCCCACAGCAGATTCGTGCCACTTATCGGGTCACTGATCGTGACGGCGGTTGCGGCACCGAAACGCAATGCCAGCGCGGTGAGTGGTGCATTGGACAGCCAGCCCCCGGGGATGGTGTCGAAAAGCTGCGAGGGCGAGGCGTTCGGCAATCCAGCCCAGCGCGTCCAATACCCCTTGTCACTGGGCTTATCGACACTACCGGCCAGCAGGAGGCCGCCGGTCGCGTCCAAGGTGCGCTCCTGCCACTGCTCCCCCTGCCAATAAACGTCCGGCAATTGGAAGACGGCGGTGGCCGCGCGGTGGTCATCCCACGGAATCTCGTCACCGTCCGGCTGACATGACGTGCATACCGCACTGGCGGTCATGCGCCGAGCCCAGCCGGATACCGTGTCACGCTCCACGCGAGTCAGCTTGGAAGCCAAACGGCACAAGCGGTAGAAGCGGTGCATCAGAGTATCCGCATCAGGCCCGTCCGTGATGAATTTCAGCGTGATTTCCGGCGCATCGAAAGCCACCGGCCCAGCCGGAAGCATGACGCCGGACCGGCCGTTCACGGTCACGGAATTAATACGAGGGCTAATGCTTGTGAAATGGGTGGTGCCGACTATCAGGCTCGAACGCTCACCAGTCAGCTGCTGACCATTGATGAGATAATCCGTGAGAATCATTGCACCACCTTTTTCACTTGTGTGTCACCATTGCGGCATCGCCGCAGTCTGCAATTTCTGCTGCGTCGAAATCGACGTGGGCGCGATCGCGGGATAATTGAACGTCTGCGTGACATACGTGGCACCGCCACCGCCATTGCTGACATTCGCGCGCCCCAACTTCGACGCATCCACATCGAAACCGCCATTGATCTGCGCATTCATGCCATTGACAGTGCGCTGCACGTCCTTCCAGCCAGCCTTAAGGCTCTTGTCAAAGCCCTGCATGATCGCCAAGCCAGCAGGCTTAAGCATCACCTTGTCGTAGCTGAGAGGACCCTTATGTTTGACGATCCAATCGCCGATGCCACTCACAAAGCTCTTAACTTTGCCGAAAGCCGCCCTCAGACCATTGAGCAGACCATTGATGATCGACGCGCCGGCATTCCACAGCCACGTGCCAGCACCAGCGAAGATGCCGATAATCGCACTGCCAATGCCACCCAAAAAGCCGAGCACGCCTTGCACAACACCATGCACAATTTGACTAAAGCCATTCCACGCCTGGCTCCAATTGCCATGAATCAGGCCGGTCACCAGATTGATGACGCCTTGGATGACATTGACGATGCCGCTGACGACCGAAGCGATCCCGTTGATGACGCCCTGGATGAACGGCAGCATGGCCTGCACGGTCGGCAGAAGCGTCGAGCTAATGAAGCCGACAATCGCGGAAATAATGGTGGACACCAAAGGCGCGAGAGCCTGAATCACCGGCATGAGCGCCTGAATCACGGCCATGACCTCATTGATCACGGTAATGACGATCGGCTGGATGCCTTGGATGGCCGGAGTTATCGCCTGAATGACGGTGGTCACCACGGTCAGAATGCCTTGAATGGCCGGCACCAAAGCACCCACAAGCGTGGAGATTATCGGCGTCAGCAGCGGGATTATCTGGCCGACGAGATTGGTGATTACCGGCATGACAGCTGCCGCCAATTGGCTCAAAGCCGTCATGAGCGTCTGAATCGACGGCTGAAGCATTTGGAATGCCTGCTGCAAGCTGACGAAAACGTTCTGCAGCATCGTGCCGAATTCGCTGCGCAATTGCGGGCTCGTGGCGATAAGGCCGGCCAGAGCGCCAATCACCAGCGTGATAGGCCCACCAAGACCACCGAGCACTTTGCCCAAGCTGCCAAACATGCTGCCGATGATCGGCACGCCACTCAATCCGCTCAACGCGCCGCCAAGACCAGCCGCGCCAAGCAAGCCGGTCACAGCCGCGATAGGCCCGGACAGTGAGCCAAGACTCTTGGCAAAGCCACTGAAATCAAGCTTGCCAATCTTGTCAGCGACAGCACCGAACACCTTTTCCAAGGGTGGACCGATCTTCTCGGCCAGCGACGCCACCTTGTCGAAAAACGCGGTGATGAGCGGTTCGACGGCCTGCACCATCTTGATGACCGCGCCGCCGACACCACCGAAAGCCTGAATGAGATCATTGCCGACCGAAGTCTTCAAGCCAGCGATTTCATGCTGTAGGATGGTCATCTTGCCCTGCGGAGTCTCCGCGAGAGCCTTGTTGATGCCGCCGAAATTAGCCTCCAAGACCTGCGCGGCCATAGCGGCCTTCTCGGACGCGCTACCCTCCTGCAAGACCTTCTTCTGCGCGTCGGTCATCGTCACACCATATTTCGACAGTGCCGTGGCGCTGCCGGTCATGACCTTGCCAAGCAGGTTAGCGATCTGCACGCCATCCTGAGCCGTCGCGTTATAACCCTTATTGTTGGCGATCATGTCGGCCAAAGCGGGCGTCAAAGTCTTGACCTGATCCGCCGTCAGCGCGAAAGTGCCGAGCTGTGCCTGAGCGGCCTTCAATGTGCCGCCGGATATGACGCCGGTCTGTCCAAGCGTCTTATTCAGGCTGAGCAGCGACTTCTGCTCTTCGTCAGTCCAATTATTGTTTTTGGCGACCTGTTGGAATTTCGCGGTCACTTCACCGGCCTTGAGGGCCGCATCCACGGCCTGCTTGCCGAAATTCACCAGATATCCGCCAGCGGCGGCAGCGGCGCCGGACACGACGGTGGCCATGCCCTTAGCCGCCTTGCCGATACCGCTCACGGCCTTCGAAGCGAAACCGGAAGCCTTGCTCAAACCCGAATGCAACGCATTACCGGCCTTCGCGGCCGCATTACGCGCACCCTCCGGCAAAGCATTCCAAGCAGCCGAAAACTTGCTTTTGATGTTGGACGTGACCTCGCCAGCCGTCGAACTGATCTTCTGCACGGCCGTGCTGACGCCTGGAATCTTGCCGACGATCTGCTGGCCCACCGACGCGAAGCCGGACGCCAGCCGGACGAAAGCGTTCTTCGACTTGTCAGCTTCGGCCGCCAACTGCGTCTCAAGGTCCTTAAGCCGTCCCTTGGCGGTCTTGAGGTTATCGGTCGCCGCCTTGAGATTGTCAGCCGCCGCCTTCTGCCGGATCTGCGCCTGTTCGAGTTTGATGGCCGCAGCCTGCGCCTGAGTCGAATCGGCCCCGTATTTTTGCGTGGCCGCGTTCAGCTTCTCCTGCGCGGCCTGCACCTGCACGCCGGCAGCCTTGAATTTCAGCAAGGCGTCAGTATTCTTCTGCGAGGCTTGAGCCACGTCCTTTTTAAAGGACTTCAAAGCCTCGGAATTCAATTCAGCGGCACCACTGTTAAAGCCGCTTTTGAAGGCGTTGCCGACCTGCTTGCCCTGCTGCGCCCCGTTGAACCCTTTGGAAAAGGCGTTTTTCAGGGCGGAGACGGCTTTTCCGGTCTCTTTCGCCACATTCTGGCGGAAGCCATTCATCTGCGGGAAAATGCTCACATGCGCGGAACCAAGCTCGCTACCGCCAGCCATGACAGCCTCCTCTATTCACTTTTTTTGAAGCCGAAGATGCTGCTCATCGACTCCAAAGCCTCACGACGCTCCTCATCGGTCACTTCGACGTGCTGCTTCCCCGCCTTTTCCGGCGCGAGGTCGCCAAGAATCGACGTGCCGCCAGCCTGAATCGCGGTGATGATGGCCGTCGCATCCATCGGCAGCACCATATGCACCGCAGTCATGCCGGTGTAAGTGTTCGGATCGGCCGAGAGGTTTTCCCACAATGCGATCGCGTCGCAGTAGCGGAGTCTGCCGCCCAAATCGGCCTGCAGACTCCATCCACGCGCCGCGAAATCGGCCCTTATTCGACTGCCGGCGTCTCCTTGGAGGAGCTGGCAGAAGCCGACGATTTTCCCAAATCAGCACCCTGCATCTTGGAAATGATTTCGCCGTAATCGGCGAGGATGTTCATCGGCACCATGACCGGCTCCTTCGCCAACTGCCGCGCCGCATCCTCACCGGCGAAAGCCGTCAGCATGTCCTTGAGCGCCTGAATCTGCTCGGTGTCGGACTGCAGATTCGACAGACGTGCGAAATCATCAATCGACAGTGCGAGAGGTAGTTTGTAAATGTGGCCGTGCGGTGCGAGGAACCATACGCTGCCGTCCTTGATGAGGTGCTTCACCTTCATCTGCTCGGCGGCTGCCTCAAGCGCTTTGTCCTCGTCCTCCTGAGTCCAGGCGTCGAAATCGGCGGCGGAGGGCATCACGTTCTTGGTCATTTCTTCCTTCTTTCAAACGACTATGAAAAATTCCTTTACTTTGTTGGATGAAGAGGAAGAATCCCAGCACATGCGAAGAAAGGAAGAAAGAAACACATGCTGGGAAGAGTTGAATCAGTCAGCCACCGGCTGAGACTCGGAATCATCAGCCTGATGATCGGTTGCATGAGAATCGGACGAAGCCTTCGGCATCACGAAGGACTGCAGGTACTTCGAGGCGCCGGAATCGCAGGCGTCATCCTGAATCCATTCGATGGTCCAAGCGTCACCGGTGTTCTTGCCGGCAGTATCCTGCCCCTGCTCGTTGCCGGTCAGATTCACGACACCCAGACGACGGCGATGCGTGCCATTCTTGAACACCGTCTCCTGATAGCAGAACCACTTGCCATCCTGAATCACGTCGGTCACGTGATACACGCCGTTCGCGTCCGGCTTGCCGATGGTCATCTGACGGGTGATGTCGTTATCCTCGGCCACCGTGAACTGCGCGGTCAGCGACGCCTTGCCATTAATGCTGTATCCCGGCTGATGGAATTTGATCGCATCATCGGCGTCACGGCTATCCTGCGGGGCACCATCCTCGGTGATAAGGCCGACGAAGCCGCCCTTGGTGAAAATCTTGTCCAAACCGGTCTTCACGTCGGCCACGGTCGGCGCGATGAGATCAGCGGTCAGCTTCTGCGTCGCATCATAAGGTGCGAACCGGAAGGCGCTTGTCACCACGATCTTCGCGGCGCTCAGGTCATTGCCTGCTGAATCAGCTGCCATATTTTGTCCTTTCAAACAAAAAAGGCGCTGAAACAAACGTTTCAACGCCTTAAAAATTATTGAATTATCGGAATTCCCCAATGGTGGAGAATTCGAGAGTCAGATAGCATCTGGCGATATTCGCGTCCTCGGCCACGAAATACGGACCATTGCACCCAGCCTCATCAATGCCCGCGATCGGAGACCCGTCAAGCTGGCAAATCGCCGGGTCGGTGAGCAAACCGTAGATCCGTGCCGCCAAGTCACGGCAGGATTTCGGAGCGGCACGAGCCCCATAACGCACGGTCACGCCGACGCTCCTATCGAAGAGCACGCGATTCGACTGCGATCCGCCATCATCACGCACCACGACGAGCGGCCGCGAGCCGTCGTAATCGTCCGGCTCACGATTCGAAACGATGATCGTCGGGAAAGACGGCTTAAGCCTGGCACGTAGAAAAAAGCAGATCCACAATTCAATATCCGGTGGCAGGACCATGGTCATGACTTGCCAGCCTTCAACGCCTTGCGGAGATTGCCCGTCTTCGATTCCACAAGCAGGGTCTTCGGATCAGTGCCGACCACCATGCATGTGGTTCGATGCGCGTGCTTGACCTCCTCGATCTGGAGGCCGTCGCGATACGCTCCCGTATCAACCGGAGCATGCGATTGCGCATATGCGAGCGTCTTCTCGGCAGCACGACGGGTCATGGCCTTGACGCCAGACGAATTCATCAATTCGTCAAAATATTTGTCGTTGAATTTGACCATCACACCCAAAAGCCATCACCCCCGATATTCTGATAGTGGAATCTCGACCGTCGGCTGCCACGAAGTGAAAGCGTTCACGTCACGCGACGGATAGCCGGACACCTCCCAGCATCTGCCGTCATCCGGCAACGCTTGAATCCTGTCCCCCGGCATGATGTCGAGAGTCGGATCTGGAGACGTGAGGTAAGCCGTGCTCGTGGTCTGCTCGCGCAGACCGTCCGGCGTGCGCATGCTGCTGGACCCGGCGAGAGCGCCAGTGAAATCCAAAGTTTCCGGATTGGACCAGTCCTCGCCAGCCTGCTCGCCGGAATACGGGTCATTGACCTTTCTCGCGCGCAGTCGACGCCACTTGGTCACGCCAGGCATACGCCAGCCGCCGCCAGCGGTCAGGTCGTCAAGCAGGCTCATGGCAATCCTCCAAGCCGGTAGGGCTTGAGCTTGTCCTTCTCCTCCTGCATGAGCGACACCACGTCGAAACTCGCGCTGGAGCCGTTGGTGGACTGCGAGGTGACGAGCCCGACCGGGCTCATGCCGGCACGCTTAGCGGCATTGATGAGCACCTGCTGCACGTCCGGCGCGTCATCGTATCCGGCGTGAATCTCGTAGTGGATGGCCGCAACGCCGGCCGGGAAGCCACCGGAAAGCGACTCCACAAGACCAGTCTCCGGGTCATAGGCGTAAGCCAGTGGATTGCCCTGACGGTCGGTCAGGGATTCGATGCTCGTCACATGACGGGCGGGCAGTCGAATCACCGTGCCGCCACGCGAGTTGATGACGCCGGACAATGCCGCGTTCGGCATGACATGCCAACCACACTCGCGGCGGATGGCCGCCTGCGCGGCCTTAAGCCGGAAGGCGACGTCATCCTCGAAAGCCGAAGGATCGGCAATCATGTCAGGAATCACATTCACATCAATCATGCCGACCTCCACGCTTACTCTGCAGCCATCAGGCCAGCCGCAATCAGAGAATTGACCAGGGCGTCGAATTCGCTCTTGGTTGGTGTGGCGCCGGCGGCCAAAGCCACATGCGTTGCAGGCTTCACTGCAGCGCTGCCAATATCGGTCGGCTTGCCGTTGGCCCCGACGAAGACCACATCGGCCACGTTAGCATTCGGGTCAAGTTTCGCCGCCGAGGCTGGAATCACTCGAAACTGTCGAGCCATATCACGTCTCCTTACTTAAGGTTCAGCTTGACGAAAGCCTTCGGCTTGCGCACGGCCAAAGCCACACGCTCCTTGGCGCGAATGGTCACCAGATCGGAGATGAAGTCGGTGTCATTGGAATTGGTGGCCTCGACCGTCACGCCGCCCTTGCGATAGAAGGTGGCAGCGCCCTTAAAGGAACCGACGATGGCTGTGCCGGCGTCGACAGCGGGAGTCACCACGGTGTCCAGACCCCAGAGGCGCGGAGTGATGGTCAGCGCGCCGCCATTCACGCCGTAGAACGGTCCACCGCCGATGAAATTGCCATCATTGTCCTTCTTCAATCGAATGGCCTCATAGTCTGTCGGATTGATGACAAGGGCATCCGGCATCATGCCGGTCGTGGTGGAGATCATCGACTGCGCGTGCAGTACGGCAACGTCATTGCCGGCGTCGGTAGCGGTGTATGACTGGATTCCTTCACGATTCAGCAGGCCCTTGATGTTCTTGCCGGTGCCGTCGCCGTTGAGCAGCTGCTTCTCCTCGGCGATGCTCAGATCGTAGAGCAGACGTCCATCGATGTCGGACTTCAGGAATTCGAGGTCGGTGACCATGTCGTTGGATTCCTTAATGAATCCAGCGATTGTGGATAATGCGTCGGTGTGCTCTGTCGCGTCGGCGTAATGGATCTGACTGAATTTCTCGCCTTCGCCGACGGTGTCGAAATCGCCTTCCTTTTCACCTTCCACGTAGTAGATGATGGCCTGTCCGCTCATCGCGCCGACACCGAATAGGTTGGTGATGGTCGGACGGCGGTAAGCCTGGACGAAATTCGGGTCCACGTAGGTCAACAGGGAGCCGTACACGCCGGACGGGCCGCCGGTAACCTGCGTGTCAGTGTTGGCCTTGCGGCGCGGAACCCATTCCGGTGCTGCGATTGACGCTCCCGAAACTCCCTTTATCTTCGCCAGTTGTTCGCCGATGTTCTTCACGACGAAATCGCCAAGAGACTCGCCGGATGCGGCTCCGCTCTTCTGGGTGTCCGCCAGATTGTCGGTCAATCCCGCGAAACGCTTATGCACCGCATCCACCGTTTCAATGGAATCCTGCAATTCGTGCGCTTCGGCGTTCAGCCCCTTCAGCTTCTCGATGTCGGAAGCGGTGAGATTATCCTCGCCCTTGGCCAGCACCGCTTCGATGGCGGCCTTGGTCTTGGCGAGACGATCATTGAAACTCATTTGGTCTCCTTGTTGTCCTTGCCGCCAGTGACCAGTTCACGGGCGGATTTGATTACATTCAGACGCTCGGCCTTCTCAGCCTCCGCGTCCCTACCCTTATCAGGGGCAAGCTTCTTATCCTGTTGCTCGCCGGTCTTGGAACCATCCGGCTTATCTTCGTCGGAAGTGCTGGAATTGTCGGAATCGATGCCTTCCAGCACCTCGTTCAGCGACGCCAATGCCGCACGAAGCTTCTCCTCGTTGGCGGAGCTGATGGCGCGACCTGACTTAACGGCCAGAATCTCGGCCTGCTGGTTCGCGGCCACCGGCACCACGCTGATCTCGAAAAGCTTGATCTGCTGGAATTCGGAATGGCCACCCCACGGGCCATCGCCCTTTTCCGTGATCCACGCGGTCTTCGTCGGCACGAAGCCGATGCTCATCTGATGGACCCTGCCATCCTTGAGCAGGTCGTAAGCCTGCTGTGCGGTCGGATTATCCTCGATATCGAGCTGGGCCGAAATGAGCAGACCTTTCTCGTCCTCGACGGCGCTCAAGGTACGTCCGATGATGTCGGTCGGCTTGCCGTCCTGATGGTTCCAATGGATCGGGATGCCGGCTCCGCCGGCGTAGTCCTTCTCCAAGGTCTCCGCGAAAGCGCCTTTGGCTATCACGTCACCCTGCAGGTCCTTGTTGCCGAAAGTGCTGGCGTAGCCGCTGAAAACGCCTTCGCCTGCGGAATCGTCCAAGGATTTCACGTTGAATCTGAGCTGTTTGAGATTCACTGTCCTTCTCCGTTCACTGGATTGTTCTGTTGCGCGTTCTGCGTCCTGCCGCCATCCTGCGGGCTGGGCTGTCCGCCGGTTGCCACATTCAATGGCGTCACCAATTCGTCGCCACCATCGAGCTTCGGATAGTTGAGGATGCGCCGTGCCTCGTTCGTGGTCATGAAGCTGCGCCCCGTGGCCGTGCTGAGCGCCTGATACTGCTCGGAGAACGTGCCGCGAAGCTTCGCATCCACATTCGCTTCGATGTAGGCGTCCGGCTGGCCGAGCGCGTCAGGCAGCAGCAGATTGAGCGACTGTTCGAACGCCACGATGTACGGCATCAATTCCACATTCCACATCTGCTCCTTGAAGGAAGCGATGTTGGAATTCGTGCCACTGCGAAAGCCAAGATTCTCCGGCGCGATATGGAAAGCGTTGGCCACGTCTATGCGAATCCTGTCCCTCGCGTCGATGTCCTGCATGTCGATCGGCTTGAACGCGTCCACTGTCTTGATTTCCATGCCGTCGTTGAGCAGGGGCCAGCCACCGGCGAGATTGCCTCCAGCCTTGTAATTGCGCATGCCCTGCACGAATTCGTCCTGCGCCTCCTGCGACGGCCACGGCATCTCCTTCGGACGCGAGATGTACGCCGGAATCTGACCGCCGTTCTTGGCAATCGCACGACGATATTCGGCCATCTCACGCGCCTCCGCCAAAAGCGGTGCGAGAGTGCCGGACACCGGAGAACCGCCGATGCCGGACGTGCTGTACCCCACATCAAGCAGAATCTGCGGGTCTGGCAGCTTGAAATACTGGCTTCCTTTCGGCTGTCCGGTGCTGATCTGCACGCCGGTGATCTCATCAAGAGTATTGCCGGAAAGCGTGAAATTCTGCACCGGAATACGCCGCAGCCACAGTCTGCCGGACTGCTTGTCGGCATCGAGCAGGCACAGCCACCGATCATTGAGCAGGCCATCGCAGAGCAGCGAGTAGAAGAATCGGTAACGTGTCATGCCAGGAAGCACACTCGGCTTGGCCATCAATTGCGCCAACGGGCTTGTGGTATCCTCCACGCGGTCACCGTCAGGCTGGCGAGTGTAAACCTTGAACGGCATGCTGGCGATATTCCGCGCGATATGGTCAATGACGGTACGCACCGCAGCCTCACGATCATAAACGCCAGCGCCGAACCAATCGATCGGCAGCTGCGCGACCTGCGAAATGTTCACTGGCGATTCGGAGAACTTCTGGGCCACAGATACCGGGCTTTTCTTGAGCCATCTGGAAAAGAACCCCATGAAACCTCCTCACTGGGTCATACGACTGCGAAATGGGTCACGCTCGGCACATATTTCGGTGTCTCCGCTTCGACTTGCATGGTCTCCAACGCATAAAGCGCCTGAGATTCGGCCACCAATCCGGAAATCTGCAATGCGGATTTCGTGCGGTCCCACACCTCGACCTCGCCAAGACGCCGGGATACGGCCACGGAAACCTGCTGTTCGATGGCGGGCTGCGGAAGGTGCCGCAGCTTGCCCTCACGCACACGGTCCAGGAAACGGCCACAGCACGCACCCAACCGGAAGCCTTCGATGAGATGCACGTTCCACCCTTTTTCGGTGAGCGGGTCGATGAAATCGACTGCCGGACAGCCTTTCGACTGCACTGCTATCTCGCAGATGCCCGGCCAGCTCTCACGAAGCAGATCCAAAAAGTGCGGCGCCCAGAGCATGCCGTCACGACGGGCGATCAACTCCACGTGCGGCAACCCGTCCGCACGCATTCCGGCAGCGGCCACATACGTGGTCTTCCTGTCCGCGCTCGTGTCCACGGACAGCACCACTCGATTCTCATTCGGAATCGTGGAACGCGAGTCGATGCCGCTGGCCCACATTTTCGGGTTGATGAAAGGAATGATGTCAGCCGTCACCCACTGGCACAGGACCTCGGTACGAAAAGCGGCCTCGGTCATGCCGTCAATATCGGATCTGACGCTCATGACGGTCATCGGACCGTAGCCGAGCGACGGGTTAGCCTGGCGGATGGCGTCGGCATCATCCACCGGACACTTGTCAGGAGCCGACCATTCGAAATATCCAAAGCTGCCGTCCTGCTCGCCGGACAGGAACACATCAGCCGGATTGCCACCGTCTGCACTCAGACGCGCCCACTCGTCAACAAGCTTTCGCCCCTTGTCCACCTGCTTGCGCAACGCCACAGACCGATAGTCGCCAGCATTGGAAATGCCCCACAACTGGCTCGACCAGACGGCCTTCGTGGTCTGACTCACGGCATTCCAGCCATCGTCCGTATGCTGCTCACGAAGCTCATCGAATACGACACGGGCGGCTGATTTTGCTCGAATGTTCTTGTCGGCGCGGACAATATATCTGGCCTTCGAGCGGGTGATGATCGCCTCCTCGCCGTTCGTATTGACGAACTTCTGCGTCATCGCGGCGAGATCCGGAATCACCAGATCCGCTTCCTCGTCGGTAGAAGGCTGAGGATTGCACCATTCTTTGACCTGATTGTACGGGCCCTTGGCATTGTCCAACGTCTGCGCTGCGCCGACCACCAGAAACTTAACTGGCGGCACTCGGTCGGGATGCTTGTTGGAATCCACGAAGAGCCACCATGCGGCCAGAACGCCCATCAGCGTGGTCTTGCCATTCTGGCGGGCGACAAGCACAATCACCTTGCGGAAGCGATAGCTGCCATCCTCAAGCAGTTCTAGCGCATGGACGAGCAGCCACTGCTGCCACGGGTACAAATGCACGTGCAGCATGATTTCAGCGAACGCGATCACCGCGAAACCATTGCTTGTCTTCTTTGTCAACGGCCTGAGCGGTGGCGTGAAGATGCGCGGCAGGGTCACGCCATGCCTCTCATCGTCGATGGCGCCGAAAACCTCCAGATTCTCCGCCGCCATCGCAACCTCCTCAGCCGAAACGCTTCATGAAATCATCCATCGCGATAACCTTGTCGCTCTTCGACTCCTCGGCCTTCGGCTCAGGCTTCGCTTTCGCGGGACGCCCGACCTTGGCGGGCTCCACCAGCGTCAGACCAAGCGACTGGCAGTATTTCAAAAACGTCGGAACCGACACATTGTCCAATTTCCCGTTCTCGTCGATGAAACCAGTCCTGCGAATCGAATCAATCCGACCCGCAAGCACGCGAGCAACGGCCACGACAGCCGCATTCTCAGCACGCAACGACTTCGCATTCCGCAAAGACCTCTCCAACGCGTCCGCCACGGGCTCATACGGAAAACGACGCTCGGAAACACCCTTCTTGACTGTCATAGAGCCTCCTTCGCGCGCGACCCCTCAACAAAAAACATTATCGGGGAGAGGAAGAGCAACCACGCGGGACGTCTTGCACCATCGCGTTGGTTTTACGATTTCACCGCCCCTACCCCGTTTGGGTCGGTTTCGAATGCTGTTTGGAATGCGTTGATTGCGTTTTTGAAGCGTTTGATGAGTTCGTTTGTGCTTGGTGGCATCAGCTTGGCGATGGCACGCTCGGAGTCGATGACCTCGTAGCGGTATGTTCTGTTGACGTGCACTGGAATGTTGACCGTGAAGCTGCTGATTGGGAATGTCTTGTCGTTAATTTCTGCGGTGAGCGTTAGGTTGACTGGCTGTTGCATTGCTGTCTCCTTGCTCATGCTGTCTTAATCCATTGCCTGCTTAGTGTTCCGATTGGCGCTGGCGGATCTTGGTTGCCTCTCAAGCGGTTGCAGCTGGTGTGGCTCGGTTTGAAGCCTGCTGGGTCGAATTGGAGTTCGGGATGCTTGCTGACTGGGAACATGTGGTCGAGGTTGAAGCTGTCATCGGTGGTGTTCTTCACCGCTGAATAGTCGATTGGCATTCCGCATAGCCAGCAGACTGCATGGCTTGCCTTGCATTGGTTGAAGAATACGGCCTTGTCTTTTTCGAATTGGCGGCTTGTCTTGCGGACTTTTCCTGGCATGCGATCACCGCCTTTGGTGCTTCGGGCTGGAGTCGAACCAGCGCTTGTGTGGGATGCACTGTCTTTTTATCATCACGGGCATTCGATTTAAAGAAGCAGGAAGCCATGGCCGGTTTGGTGTCCGTCCTAGGTATCTGTGCTATCCCTTGTGCTCTGCCACTGAGCTACCGAAGCTGATATGATAATGGCCCAGCTATATTCCGGCTGGGCCATTCATTCTACGAACATACGACAGTATAGCATTTCAACGGTGACAGTCAAGTAGTGCGGCCAACTCTCCTAAATTGAACACGTACTGCCGCTTGTGTTCTGTCGGCGTGGCGTGCAATTTGCCGCGCCTGAGCCATTGGCTGACGAGGTTGCGGCTGATGGTCAGGCCGTAGCGTTTCAGTTCCTTGGCTGCGTCGCTTGGCGTGCCGGTGATTTGCACTTGCCACAGTCGTTGGTCTCGTGCTGCTTTGATGGCTGGTGCCGCCCATTCGGAGCGGCAGTGTTGGCATGTGACCGATTCGGCGTCTGGCGTGCCGGTGAGCTGGTGGCGGCAGGTGGGGCAGGTGCCGAGGATTATGAGCTCGTCTTCCGGAGTCAATGCTGCCTCGTTGCGTCGGCTGATGTGTTCCAGGGCTGCGTAATCATCTGCCGCAGTGGGCATGTCCAATATGGTGTGTCGGTTGCTTAATATGGCGAGCCATGCTTTGCGCCAGCCGTATCCTGCGTATGCGGATCTGATTTTGCCTGCTTGTTCTGCGAGCCACGCTTCGGAATCGGTGATGAGGGCTTGCGCGTGCGTGTCGATTGGCATTGGCGCGCTGCCTCGGCTTGGCGCGTGGCCCGTGGCTCCGATGTGCGCTTGCTTGAGCATGATGGAGCTTAATGCTGGCAGTTGGACGTGTCCGAGCTGTCTGATGAGCGCCCAGTAGTTTTCGCGGCAGCTGGCGCAGAGTAGATTCGCTGCGATCGGCTTCATTGGCTTCTGGCAGTGCTGGCAGTTGGTCAAAGTCTGGTCTCCTTGTCGTGCTGGTGGATGAGTGCGGCGACTTCCGCTTTCGGCACCTGCGGCACGAGCGGCGCGATCTCGTCAAGCGCGTAACCGGCCTGATGCCACTTGATGATCATGTCTTCGAGGACTTTCTTGATTCTCATCGTGTTGTCTCCTTGTATGGGTTTTCTGTGGTGTGTGGCGGGAAGTCGCATTCCTGGTCTTTCCAACCGGCCGCGTAGCCTTCTCGCCATGCCTTGGCCATGCGTCGGTGGTATTCGGCGTCTGTGAGATGGTAGATGAGTTTGGGTTCTATCATTGTGTGTTCTGCTCCTTGTTGAGTCGTTCTGCGAGTTGGCAGGCTCGTTGGTCTGGCGTGGCGGTTTCCTTGTCGCGTCCGAGCGCTTCGAGCACGTGGGAACACTGCCACGTGTGCACGTGTGGTTTCGAGGGTGGTATGCCGCTCATTCTGGCCCGACGTTGGCACCAGCCCTTCCACAGGCGCGTCCAGTCGGCTATCGTGCGGGTCTCGCCATAATGACGGCTTAAGAATGCGTTCCACGCGTCCGACAGGTCGAGATTCGGGTAATCGCGGATTATGGCGGCGTTGGCGTGGGCTTTCTCCCTGACCAGCTCGAAGTCGTTCAGCCCGATTTCTTTGGATGAAGAAGAAGAATATTCTTCTTCATCTTTCTTTTCGGGTACGGGAACGGGAACGGGGCATGAGTTTGCCATCGACTTGCCATCGGTTTGCCATGCGTTTGCCATAGGTTTGCTATGGCATTTGCCATCGGTTTTGCCATTTTTGCCATTTTCGTCAACGGTTTTCCGTTTCCACCGACGGTCCGCGCCCCTCTTGCCCGCTTCGCTCCGCTTCCGGCGCAGAGCGTCCACTTCCTCCCCGTCCGGCTGATAGTCGCTCCAATCGTGGAACCAATAGCCATCCCGTTCATCGTCACGCTCCCACAATCCGACATCGCACAGTTCGCGCACGGAATCATCGGAGCCACGGAACATCGGCACCATGCGAGCTGGCACGAACCCGCCAGTCAACTGCTGTGCCGACCATGAGCCGGAACGGAGCCACAATGCGGTAGCCCCGTCCGACAGCATGGCGGTCTTCGGATTCGAGAAGAACGAATCATCCACCTTGAACCACATCTAACCTGTTCCCCTTCCTTGAATTGCAGGAGCGGCACATGGTTTGAAGATTCTCCATGGTGTCCTCGCCGCCAAGACTCCACGGAATGATGTGGTCAAGGCTCAGATGATCGGTGGCTCCACATTCGACGCAACGGTAATGGTCACGCTCGTATACCGCCTTGCGTAGCTTCTTGCTTATCGGCTCCCTTGACCGTGGGTCGAAGCGTCTGAAGCTCTTGATGTGGTAGACGGGTTCTCGAAGACGAACCTTGTCTGTCTTCGTTAGGAAACCCGCGTCGATAATCGCCTGTAATTCATCGTCTTCACCATCGAGAACATACCGGATGACTGTATACGGTATGTCCCCGTAGCTTCTGTTGTCGGAGCACCAAGAAATCATCATCACGTAGAGTCCTATGGATGCGGGGTTCTTGTCCATGAGGTTCAGCATTGTTTCGTCCCGATACCATGAGACCGGAATCTGAAAATAGCCCATCTCAGTCCTCTCCTCTTGTGATGCTGTTGTATTCCATCCAGATGGCTTCCTGCCGTGGCGTGGTGCAGGGCAGGTCGGTGTAGTTGGTGTTCGCCCAGCCGCTTCCCACGTGTGGTTTCGCCATCGCGTCCAGGGCTTCGGCGATCTCCACCAAGTCCGGTGGCGGGTCAAGCGTCACCATGACAAACCCATCATTACGGCTTGCTTCGCGTCCACCAGCCGATACCCGCAGTAAGGGCAGGTGACGTAATATGTGCCCACCGTCTCACCGCAGTGGGCGCATTCCACGTATCTGATCGTATTGCTCAATTCGTCCTCTTTCCGTTTGCTTTGACCATGGCCCACAGGATTTCGCTTGCGGGCCGTCGCCGGTATGACATGTCGTTGTAGGACTGCACATAGTTGAGAATCAGTTTCGAGCCGGTCGAATCCGGTGTCAGGATCGCGTTCACGCGCTCGGGCACCATCTTCCGCCACACAATCTCGTCGCACAATTCCTTCGTGCAGACGAGGAAGTTTGAATCACCGTAGAAGGTCAGGCCGTTGCCGCTCGTGAAGTCAGCCATGCATGACTTGACCTCGTAGAACTCGAAGCAGCCTTTTTCAACGCTTGCGGGCACCGGTTCGCCGTTGATGTTCCAAGGTTTGAAGCCCACGTAATCCACGCGCCGCTCGTCAGTCGTGTTCCGGTCGAAATTGACCTCACTCGCCCAAAAAGCGGTCTGATTCTTCAACCTCTTCTCGACCAGCTTGGACAGCATGGCGGTGGTTTCAGCCCTGCTCATTTCTTCCTCCTGAAGTACTTGTATTCATCGTGATGGAACAGGAACAGGTGAAGTCTCCACACCTTGACTGCCAACAGGCCCTTGAGTGTGATCGCATACCCGCCATGGACACGCTTCATGAGCTTCCTATCGGCCAATGATTCAAGTATTCGGGGAAGCTCTTGGTTCCATCGTTGTTGCCAGATGTAGCTCATCCCCTCAGCGATATACAGGCAACACATGTCCTTGTCGTATTGACTAATCATCATTAGCCTCCCTCTCAAGGATGTAGACGTTCGTCGCTGCGACGGCGTTATTCCGCAATTCCGTTGGTGGCATGGTATCCACCCGCAGAATCTTCCAACCCTCGTTCAGCAACTCTTCAAACACACCCATATTCATCAAGGTGCGTTTACCGCCGTAATCACTCCAAAAAAGTGGACAAACCTTGTACCGTTTACTCATTTCGCGTCCTCCTTCATGAAGACAATCCAGTGTGTTCCCGTGCGATTCGGCTGTTTGTTGCCGAAGAGTGGCTTGTGCGCTGTGAGCTTGAGAATCTGCGAGACGGGTATCTGCGTTTCATTCCACTTGAAAATCAATGTCCCGTAAGTCTTCAGAACGCGGAAACACTCGTCGAACATGGTCTTAATGTCGGTCTTCCACGTCTCTTGGTCGAGACACCCATACTTCTGCACCATGTAGCTCGTATCGCCCGCATTGCGCAGGTGTGGCGGGTCAAGCACGACCATGCGGAACGTCTCATCAGGGAATGGCAGGTCACGATAGTCCATCAGCATGTCCGGCCTGACATCGAACCTACGCCCATCGCACAATTCCCAGCTTTCATCCCGCACATCACCAAAAAGCACGCGATCATCCGACTTGTCGAACCAGAACATTCGGCCGCCGCAGGCGGGGTCAAGAACAGGTTGGTACGCGCTCATTTCGTATCCTTCCCCTTGTACTCGTCCACGAGTTCTTTCCACTGCCTGCTTGCGAGTGCGGCGTGGCTGAACCAGCTTGTAGAGATATGTCCACGTGGACATTGGAGCCGGTAGACTGTGAGTGTTGTCCTTACTTTGCGGCTCTCGTGGTATTTTTCCGTTTGCCATGCCTTGATTACTGGTAGTCTGCCGCACATTGGACACCCATATTCGTTGTATTTGCGTTTGAACCACATAACTATTCCTTCGCGTCCTCGCTTTGATTGGGTACCTCTGAAGGCATGGAACCGCTGTAGCCGAGCATGGAACAGCAAAGCTCTAGAATTTCATGGAATGCGTTAACTTGGCCGTCATAGAAGTCTCGGTCGCTCTTTCTGCGAACGTCGAATCTGGAAAGTGCGGCTTCATGACAGCGACTTTTCGCCCAGTCGATGATCTCGTTGAGTGTCTTGTCTTTCTCGGTCACGTTCGTAGCCATGTCAAAGCTCCTCTTCTTCGATTCGGATGGTGATGTGGTAGACGCCTTTTTCGGTGCTTGGCTCGCCTAGCCTGTAGTCCGGGCCGACCACGTATCTGGCGTTATCGTCCGGCCAGAAATCGGCTTGTGTGATGGCGTCCAAGATTGCCTTGACCATCGGCGCCGCGTTCTCAGGATCGAATCTGCCGTGTGTCAAGGGGTGGATGATGGCGGTGACGTGCACTGGCCATTTGGTTGGCGGCTTGAGTTTGCCGCTGTTGATGAGACTGCGGTAGGTGAGGTAGGCACGTCTTTTCACGACGCTGGTGCGCCGGTATTTCGCCCGCCAGTCTCCACGCTTGTTCTGGGTCCACCAGTAGGCCTTCGGCACGTCAATGGTGGTTTCCTGCGTCATTCGTCCTCCAAAATCCAAATGTCGGCATCGCCAATGTCCGCGTAATGGTCTTCGCTTTCGGCCTCACATTCGGGGCATGGGATGGGGCGCGCCGGATACATCGCGCACCCATGAATCGGACATGTGGGCAGCACGTCCGGCGGCTCAATCCACTCACGCATCAGAAATCAGGCTCTCCAGCCGGAGCGCCCCACGGGTCATCTGCCGGAGCCTGCGACTGCTGCTGTGCCTGCTGCGGCTGCTGATAGCCGCCACCATTGGCGTTGCCCTGGTATCCGCCTGACTGCATCTTCTGCACCTGCGCCGTCGCATACCGCAGGCTCGGGCCGATCTCATCGACCTGCAATTCCACGGCAGTGCGCTTCTGGTGCTGCTCGTCCTCCCATGAATGCTGGGTGAGCCTGCCATGCGCGATCACACGCATACCCTTCGCAAGGCTCTGCGCGCAATGGGTGGCGAGGTCACGCCAAGCGGTGCAGCGCATGAACAAAGCGTCACCGTCCACCCACTGATTCGACTGCTTGTCGAACACTCTCGGCGTGGCCGCGATGCTGAAATTCGCCACCGCGCCGCCATTGCGTGTCGTGCGCAATTCCGGGTCGGCGGTCAGATTGCCGACGATCGTGATAACGGTCTCTCCGGCCATCACTCACCATCCTTCACATCGGTATCAGCCTCGGCCTCGGGGTCCGGTTCGATGACCTCGGCCGGTTCCTCTTCGGGCTCCTGCTGCTTGCGGTATTCGTCCAATGCCTGAGTGGTCCTGCGGCGCAGGAAGTCCTCATTGGCGAGGAGATTGTCTGCATCCAATGCGCTGATGTGTGTCGGGTCTGTCAATCCGTGGGCGCCGGTGTGGGCGAACATGACGGCTTCGGCCTCCTCCTTGGATGAGACGCCGCATTCACGAAGAATCTGGTAGATTCGTTCGGCCTGTTCGCGTCGGCATGGTGCCTTGTCCGGCATTTGCCTGGCACGAGTGCCATAGCTTTTCCGCTTGTTTTCCTCTTCTTCCACGACTTCGGCCTGCACGTCATCCATCGACGTCTCATCGCTGGTGTAGACGCCTGAGAGGTCTTGCGGGAAAGCCTTGCGCAAGGCCAATGCTTCAGCGCATTTCGCGATCATCAAGGCGGGTTTCGTGCCCCAGACGCCGGTCGGCACCTGCTGTCCGCTGCCACGGTCGAGACGTGTCGGACAGTATTCCGAGAAGAGTGCGACAGCGCTGAATTTCGAGTCTCCACGGATGATGGTGGCTTTCGCTGCGGTCGGCGGCACTTTCTTGAGCCACACGTCATGCCATTCGCCGTCATCGCCGCACCAGAGCACGTCCTGCTCTTCAAGCTTTTCGTGATTGCGGTCAGCGACTCGGCGGGCGATGAGACGAAAGCCGTCGATGCCGGTTTGGATGGTCTGCTTCATCACGTAATTGCCGCGCGAGTCCTTGCTTCGACGGGCGATCATGTAGATCTGTTTCGCGAATGGGTCAAGGCCGGTGCGCTGGCATTGATGCAGGAACACGGCAAGGTCTGCCGGAGTGGCGTCCTGAACGCCGATCTGCGTCAATGCGGCCAATTGGCGTTGGGTGAAAGTGTCTTGTGTGTCGGTGAGAGTGAGTTCGTTGCTCATTTGTCTTCTCCTTTTTCTGGCGTGGCGGTGAGTAGCATGCGCATGGTTTCGGCTGCGAGTTCGGTGCTGAACATTTTGTCCACAAAGCCTTTTGCGGCTCGGAATGTGACTGTGGCTGGCCGTCCGGCCTTGTATTCCACGCCGTCCGGGAGTTCGCCGCCGTGGTCGGCCACCATGTCTTCGATGTACTGCTGGTCCATGGCTTCCGGACGTGGCATCCATGCCTGTTCGGCTGCGGGCTGTCCTCCTGGAATGGTGAAGCCGCAATCATGGAGGAGCGCACCGTATTTTTTGGGGTCGGTGACCACGTATTTTCCTTCGGTGCCTTTGCTGAGGCTGATTTCCCCGGCTTCGAGGCTGCCGATGTTGACCGTCTCCTTGTCTCCGCCGTCATGGTCGTGTGCCCACTCATCCTTCACGATTTTGAAGACGTCTGTGGCTCTTTTGACGATTCCGGCAATACCGCCGATGTATTTGTTCTGCTCGTCCGGCCGCATTTGGCTGTATTGGTTTCTGATGCTGTTTTCTGACTGTTTGTCCATTTCAGGCTCCCTGCTGATTGCTTGGCTTGTTTATGTCTGCTTTGATGATGTCGGCGTCGAAATAATTGACCACGAGATTGGCGATATCCAACGCGGATGTCCTGAGCTTGGTGATCTCCGCCTCGGACTCTGGCTTGATGGTGAAAACGCCACTCTCGCTATCGAAATTGAGCTTCATTTTGCGTCCTTCGAGTAATTGGCCTTAATGTCCATGAGCTCGCCGGTGAGGAGCTTCGTGGCGAATCCGTAGACCACTTTGTCGTTGGCTTGGAATGCGGTGCGCTGCAAGGCTGATACGGCGTCGAAGATGCCGACCAAGGCGTTTGCGATGATGGCGCGCGGATCGGCTGTGGCTTGTGGCTTGACGGTGATGGTTCCGGTGGTGACGTCGCTCGGGGTGAGTTTCGTTTCGGTGACGTTGTCCGCTGTGATTTTCGATGTGGTGGTCATGGTTTCTTTCTTCTTTCCGGTCGTGGTGGGTTTTTGTGTTGTTTTGCGGGGTGAATGCTTGTCGAAGGCCGGCAGCAGTCCTTCCTTGCGGAGTTGGCCGATGATGTTGCCGGCTGTTTTCTGGCTTATGCCGAGCGCTTCGGCGGTTTCCTTGCCGTCGAATGGTTGGCCTTGGTCGATGCGGTTTCTGCAGTGCGCGAGGATGAGGTCTCGTTTCGACGGTTCCGCCGTGGGCTTGCTGACGGCCTGATAGTCGGCCAGAGTATCCTCATGCGGCTTCTCCGGCTCTGGCGGTAGGTCTTGCTTGACAAGTCCGGCCTTGCGCAGGGCCCGCATTTCGTCACGGCTCAATCCCGCTTCGCCGGACTCGTCGTAAATGCTTTTGAGCTCTCGGAGCTCGTCACTGCTGTATTCGTGTTTCAATGGTTTCCTTTCCTTAAGCGTTGAATCAGCTGGTAGTTGTCTCGGATGAATTCGTCCACGTCGATGCCCTGCTCCGTCAAAGTCGGCTTGGCATAGGAGCCGACCATGAAGCCTCGCGGCTCATATCTGCCGGTCTGACGGCTTCCAGGCACGAAGTAGTGGCCATCATTGTGTGGTTTCATCTCGCTATCGTCCTCGTGTACTGGTGTGCTGTGGCCCAACGCTCGGCCACGTCACGCTCGTAAAGCACCGGGCGCCTGTCCTGCTTGCCAGCTGGTGGTTCAGGGCCGAGCTTCAGATACTTCGGCCCCCTGCCATTGCTCCGCCAATTGGCGAGAGTGCGGGGACTCAAGCCGATCATCGCCGCGAACTCCTCCGGCCGAAGCAGGTCAGTCATTCGGCTTCTTCTCCGGGCAGTAGCGGGCGATGAAATAGCGCTGTCCCTTGCCGGTCACCTTCGGCGTGCGGCTGATGGTCACGTGGCCGTCCGAATGCGTCACCGCCGTCTCCTTGATGTGGAACAAGCCCAAGTCCATCGCCTTCTGGGTCGGCACGTTGCGGTTCGAGCCGGACTTGCCGAAGAACCCATCATCACGAAGAAGCTGAAAAAGCCGATTCTGGCCGATGTTCAAGCCGTTCTGGCGCAGCATCTTCGCCAATTCGCCGACAAGGCACGTGCCGTCGGACGCGGCCACAGCGTCGGCGAACAACGCTTTAGGCTCCAACACCTTGATTTGCGCGTCCTTTTCAGCGATCTGACGATTCTTATGCTCGATGGTCTTCTGCGCGACGAGCACGGCCTTGGCGAGAATATCCTCGTCACTGTCGGTATTGGTGGTGTGGATGTATCCGCCGGTGCGACGGATCTGCGGCAGCACCTCATGCGTGACCCAACGCTGGAACCGCTTCACGAATGCCTGCGCTTCCGGTTCTTTCACATAGGCGATTTCACGGTTGAGGATTGAACGGTAAAGACCTGACTCGGTGAGAACCGTCATATTCTGCGTTCCATTGGGGGTACTCACTTCGTGTATACCCCTCTCGTCGTCATCGAGATTGCGGGCGAGGTTCGCGGCGTCGCGGTATCCGAGAATCTTGGCGATGTCGGATGCGACGAACACCACCTCGTCGCCATCGGCCAGTGCCCTGACCTTGTTGCCCTCGAATTCGAAAGGCTGGATTTCAGTGTTCATACCGTTTCCTTTGCTTGTTGGCGTTGTGGTGCCCCGTCCTGACGAGTGGATGGGGCTGAGTGGCTGGCACTGGTGTCGAACCAGTGCCGTCCTTGGATTCCGAGCGCCCCTTTGACTGTTGGAACACGACCTGAACGTGTTCACGGCCGGTGGCGTGGCCGACGGTGACTGAAAGCCGTCAGGCGGACTTGAAAGGGTTTGCAGACACCGGAGTGTCTGCGTTTCTTGATAGAGAGAGAAGAGGATTGGAATCCGTGGACGGGCGAACCGTCGCCCAGCCGAAGCCACGACAGAATGGTGTATGTAAACGCCGTGGCGGATTTGTTGTTTGTCGATATTCAGTTATGGTTCCCGCCAGCCGACATGAGTGAACGTGGATGTCCGCGAAAACATCCCAGATTTGGTTTGTTTTTGGTGGACTGTCGGCTGGTGGGAAGTCTTTAGTCGCGTGGCGCGAATCTGACGATCAGCCACAATGCGGTGGCGATGTACACGCCTTCCACCATGAGCGCGGCGGTGGTGTCACCGTCATGCCAGGTGAGCATGAGTGTGGATGTGACGATGAGGGCGACCACCGCGAGGGCGAATTTGATGCGGCGGCGCGTGTAGTTCGGCTTCCGCCGGGGTTCGATATTGTTGTCCATGATGTCTTCTTGTCTTCTTGAAGGGAGGTGATTTTGGATGAAAACGGAGTATCGGATGGTCACGTTCCACGTCGCCAGTTCACAGCTTTTTCCTGCCGAGGTCGGCGCCGTAAGGAGCCTTACCCTTGATTTCCTTGGCTCGGCGCCTGAACTGGCCGAGCAGATGGACGGTTGGGAGCCGGTCAGCTTCCAACTCCTCCCGCAGGGTGAGACGACCTACATTGCCGTGATGTTGAAGCAGTCGCTCAATCTTTCCGACTGTTGATCACGTTCCGGGCCTGCGTGCGGAACAGTTCGCCGATTCTGTCAAGTTCCTCGGCGGTGAGTTCCGCACGCGAGCCGTTTACCGTCAGAGCGAAACTGCCATCGAGGTACTGGCTCAGCCTGATGATCGTCTTGTCTACTTTCTTGCTGATTTCGAATGTGCTGGCGAGGATGCTGGTCACTTGGATGCCGCTGGTTGCGAATCCCGCCTGTTCGTGAATGGTGATCGTGTCAGTCATCGTCACCATCTCCCGTTTTTACTCGTTTGAATGGGAATGCTTCAGGCGGGAGTGTGGCGCAGACGAGCGGCCACTTCGCATATGTGAAGCCATTATTCCAAAAACAGTCGGCCGAGACCGCGCTCCAATCGTCATCGGAGTCCTTGTAAAACAGTCGGCCATCATTGGCCGCGAGGTAATAGCCCTTCTCCTGTGGCTCTTCGGGTAGCGGCTTTTCCTGTTCAGCTGGCTTGTCGAGTTCCTTGAGCTGGCCGAGCAGATGGTTGGTCTTCTCTTCGTCGTGTTCCCTGTATGCTTCGATGAGGTCTTCGATGATTTTTTCTCGCTGTTGGAAGATGTTCATTTCTTGTCCTTCTTCTGGTTGAGTTCTTTGAGTGTTCGTCCGATTTCGCGGCGGAGGTTCATGAGGTCGGTTTTGTTGAGCATGTGTTCCTGGTATCCGTCTGCCATGTCGAATCTGAGTCCGATGAGGCAGCTGTGGTCACTGCTGTGCGTGCCGTCCTCGATGATTCGCAGTTCGAATGATTGGCTCATCGCATGTTCCCTAGGTCGTCGTTGAGCGTGTAGGCGAAGTTGTCGAGGGTGCTTTCGGGGATGTCCGCGAGGACTTCCTCGCCGTCCGCGTGGAGTTCGATGAGTTGGCCGCTCTTGTCTTCCTGGATGCGGATGGCGTAGCCGGTGGTGCCGATGAGTTCGATTCTTGGTTTCATGGTTTTCCTTGATTCCGGTGGTTTCGGCGGGTTAAGCAACTGGCTCATTTCGGTTTCCTTAGGCTTTGAATTGTTTGATGCTGTCAATCGGCTGGATGAGGAGCATGGTGAGGGTGGAGGCTTCGAGACCGAGTAGGTGGGCGGCTTTTTCGATTTCGTCGGTCGTGAGTGGTGTTTGGCCGCGGAGTCGCGTGTCCACTGTTTTCGGCGCGCATCCCCACGCTTTGGCGAGGTCTTCGCGTGTTTTGCGATGACGGGCCAGTTCGCCCGCGAGGTTACGGCTGGCGGTTTCGGTCAGACCGGCCATTCATCCTCCTCGATTCCCTGTTTGGTGAGGCAGGCGCGCCAGTCGTGCCAGCCGGGGCCGCGCATGTGGCCGCACGGGTAGTGGTCGGGGGTGTTGGTCTTGGCTGTGGTCTTCATCTCTGTTTTCCTTTCGACAGTTCTTAATCTACGCAATTTCGTAGTTCACGTCTATGTATTTTCATAGTTCTTCACAATTCGCACACATTGGCTACGTAATTGGCTATAATTAGAGCCATGGGAATGAAAGCAAACGAAGTTACGCAGTTCGCCAAGCAGGTCATGCGCGAATGCGTCAGACTCCAGAAGAACAGCGGCATGACCATCAAGGAATTCGCCAAGGCCTGCGGCTTCGGCGAGGATTACTGGTACAAGCGCCAGAACTTCACAAGACCTCTCAACCTGAGCGACCTGGAACGCATCAGCGAGGTGACCGGCGTATCGGTCGGCGACATCGTGATGGATTCGCAGCGTCATGCGATCGAAGACGCCGAGAGGAAGGCGCAGGCAGGCGGCTACGGCCTTGCCGCCTATGACGCCCAGGGCAAGCAGGAGGCCATCAATGGAGAGGCGGGGCCGGATTACGACGAGCCTGCCTGACCTGCCGATCGACCGGCGCATGACCTACGGTGCCATGCGCCGCGCCATCATCGGCCTGCCGGTCACCGTGTCCAGCGCCATCCTGCCGGACGGACTATGGGGCTGCTATGACGACGAGAATCATGTCATCCTCATCGATCGTCGGCTCACGTATGCGGCCAAGCGATGCACTCTGGTGCATGAATTGACTCACTGGCGGCACGGTGATGCGTCATGCGAGCACGTGGCACGCAGTCGCGAGGAACATCGGGCCAGACGCGAGACGGCACTCACGCTGATAGACCCGCTCCATTACGGGTTGCTCGAACAGATGTACGATGGCAATTCGTGGAATATCGCCCAGGAATTGGAGGTTACCCAGCAGGTGCTGGGTGACTTCCGGCAAATCATGGCCGAGCATGTCTGCATCGTCTGAGCGAGATAGAATCAAGGCAAAAAAGAGAAGGGAGTAATCATGGCGAAACGACCACAGCCCGCGCCGGGCGCTATCTATGAGTGCGATAGGCTCGCCCACCCACTGTTCTTAGCTATCCGGCTTTATGCGAATCGCTTGGAAGTGGATATGGGCACCACGTATCTGCACCGGTATAAGAAGACCGAAGCCTACAAGGTGAGCGACCTGCAAGGGGTGACGATTAAGAAGCGCACCGTCACATGGAAGTACAGCGCGCTGCGCTCACTACCTTTGGAATTCAAGAGGGCCGAGGACGCGCAGGAATTCTACAATGCCGTGAACAGCCTCTGATAGCATGAAGCCCCACTATTGTGGGGCTTTTATATTGCCTTATAAGCCTTTATAAGTCTTTATAAAGCTTATATCCGCTTCAAATGCTCGAAGATTTGCGCTGTCTGTGCAGCATCGTCGGCGGCGCGATGACGCTCGGTCTTGGCGATGCCGAAGTAGCGGATGAGGTCTACCACGCGATGATGGTCGAGCTGCGGCAGCAATGCCTGGGATAATTCCATCGTGTCATAAAAGCTCACGTCCGGCATTCCGGCACCGACCCTCTGCGCTTCCCTGGCAATCACCGGAATGTCGAAGCGGCGAATATTATGCCCTATCCACGTATCACGCCCACAGAAAGCGTAGAATTTGGGCAATGCCTTGTCGATGGTGGGCTGGTGCCGCACGTCCCGGTCGGTGATGCCGGTGATCTGCGTGACCTTGGCCGGTATCGGAATCTGTGGATTGACGAGCTGGCTGTATGACGCGACTTTGCGTCCGTGCCTGATTCTCACGGCTCCCAGCTCGATGATTCGAGCGTCACGACCTAGGCCGGTGGTCTCAATATCCACAGCCACGTAATCGTCCTCCACGCCACTATTCGCGTTGACGTGGGTGATTGGTGCCGTTTCCGCCGTTGGAGCGTCTGAGGCGGCTTCCGACGATGATTCAGGCGCATTCGTCGCTTGATGCTTATGGCGCGGCCCCGGCTTGAGGAAGAGATGCATGAAAAGCCATGCAAGGAAGGCCGCAAACAGGACCGCCATAATACTCGCCACCAGATCATCCTGCTTCGTCACGAAGATGTCATAGACGCCATAGACGCTTGTCAGCGCGAAGAGTATTGACGCAATGAGATAAATCAGCTTCTTCATTTTTCCCCTTCTTTCTCCTTGCTTCAAGCTACCGCAGATGGGGATTGGACGTGCCGATTCTTTCATTTTCAGCGCATTGTCGCTGTATGAAAGAATGAAAATAATGTTACATATGTATATATGCATATTTCATGTTTGCAAGTTAGTATTTTCCGCTTGCAAGGTTAATATGCGCCCTTGTTTACAACACGCCATACACACATGTTTGCAAGTTAGTATATAATGTGTTTCAGAACAAAAAACCTCCGCAGTGTTAACGGCACCGCGGAGGTAAAACATGAAGCCTCACTCAAAGACTTCCAAAACCATTGTAACGCATGGCTTGGAGGTCGGAAATGGACCGTGAAATGGGATACCGCAACATGCTGGCAGTCGAAGAACTCGCAAGCCAAGGGAAACTCACCGTCACCCACAAGGGCGCACGCAGCTTCGACTTCGCGCAATACGCCCTGCTCAGCCGCATGGCATGGCTCACCGCTGACTGGCCGCTGGACAAGGCAGCAAAGGAGAAGCACATGATGCCGCGCACCTACGCTTCCGGCTGGCTCAAAATCGCCATCGATTGGGGCATGACGCTCCCACAGTCAATGGATGAGCTCGTGGCGATCGGCAATGAACCGCGCAATCCGAAGCGCGAGCAGCTGGCCTACAACCGCATCGGCAAAATCGCCAAGAAGCTCGAAGCCGCAGGACTCATCAAATGCCTTCGCAAGGGCAACGTGCAGCGCAAGAACAATGCCGTCTGGCTTCTGACCATCGGCACTCCAGAGGAAAACGCTGAGGTCGAAGCATACGTGCGACAGCACATGTACCTTTGATTCCGTGCCCACATTTTGCCCACGTTTTATAGAGAAATGACGTGATTTGGAGTGAATTAGAGTGAAATAGGAAAGCTTGAAAACCGTTGGAAAATAAAGGAAAACCGCCATTTCTGGCGGTTTCCAAAAGTGCCTCCAGCGGGACTCGAACCCGCAATCCGAAGAGGTCGATTTTAAGTCGACTGCGTATACCGATTTCGCCATGGAGGCTTTGCGCCGGCCAGAAGAAAAAGCCGACGCCAAGCTATTATGCCACG